TTGTTGCTGTTGGTGTTACGGTGGTTAGTCACCCATCAGCCCGGGAACATAACATTCCAATGTGTTAGCCAACATCGCTCTTCACAAGAGACTCCAGCGTCGATGAAGTGTGTTTTGGCGCAACATACTTCCAAGCTTCTGCTTTGGCCTTGACTTTTCCAGCCCGGTCAACATACGTCCAGCGATTGCAATAGTCAAGACAACCATTAGCAAATCTGTCGTACTCAGTGACCAGGTCGGTGAGATTAACGTCATACACTTCAGCCAAAAAATCAGAAAACTCGTCCGGCGGAATCACTGGACTCTTGCGAATAAACTCAGCAATGTCAGCAGATGGTCCCATTTCCTTGAGTTTTGTTGTTCTAACATCAAGGTAAGGGTTACTGGATAGTGTACCAGAGGTATTCACTAGGATGTCACGGATGATTGGAACGTGCCTATGCTCATACGCAGCCGACAAATACTTTCCGGCCATGTAATCTCTATCATTGACGTTGGAGTTGCGATTCGGACGCAAATTCAACTTTGACAAGACACGCCCAAATTGTGGGACAGGGCGAGTACCAATAGTGCTTCGTACATACCGCTTACGGTAAAAGGTCGCGTAATGCCGAGATGGCTGGACCAGGACCTCGGCCTTCATGCCAATGTCCTCAGCAGTCTCTTCAATAGCCGTCTTGACAGCCTCGGCATCACCGACTACGAATTTTAGCTGGTCATCGCCACCCTGAATGTTTGTGCTCTCAACGACACCGGCCCTATACAAGGCCGCTTGGTCGTTGCACATGCCAACATAAGAATTTCCGGTAGTGGTGGTCGTTTCTCCAGACCACCTTTGACCTTCTATGATGGCCGCGACTCCATAACGAGTCCAGACGCGGACACTCACATTCTTGGCAAACTCGCGCACAAACCAATCAGGCGCCCCCAACTTCTTGTAGAACATCGCCTCGTAGCGACGAAATTCTTTACTCTGACTTCCATCATTATTTTTCATGTCGCTTTCTATTGCCACACCGGGAGATGACTCCATAATGTCTCCGAGCTCCCCACCTGAAACGCCACAGGCATATATGACACGATTGCCTGTGTTCAGGGGGTTGCTGAGCGAAAACACCTTTTTCATCCTGTTGTTCAGCTCCATCACAACAGGACCGGTCAAAGCGTTATACATATCTGTACCTTGATATATAACGCGCGGCTGAGCTTTATGCTCTTTCAAAAGCGCCTCTTGCTTCGCGAACACATGCTTGGT